CCCACTCTAGGTATTCAGCATAATCTGTATTAAAAACTTCTCCATCCTTATTTGGAGTTTGAACAGGAATAGACACATCGAATTTTCCATCTTTCTTTCTAACGATGGAACGAGTCTCTCCATTGTAATCAAACTTTTGATAGGTAATCGTCATGATTAATACTCCGCAGAATAAGTTAAGGCATTTGAGTTGCCAAATTTCATTAGGTAAACTCTCCATGCGGTCAAACTAGAAAAGTTTTCTAATCGAACAAAGGCGGAAGTTGTATCAGACCCATAAACATTCAAACCAGTTGATCCTTGAGTCTTATCCGCATTATCTCCATTCATACTAATTACTCCAGTCTGCCCAACAGTAGGAGCTGTTCTCATGTCAGGGTAGAGGATTGGGTTAAAGTCAACTTGGCTTGTACTTTTAGCATTACTAGCACCACATCTTACGTGTTGTTGATAATAACGCTGGCATTGCATCAAATTAGTGTTGTAGTCAAGCCTCTCGAACTCTGTCGCTGTTGCGCCTTCTTCTAATTGAACGCCCGTGATAGCAAACTTATGTCCAACAGTAGTGGCAATATTTATTGTTTGACCAGCTGCTCTATCACCTTCTGCGGGTGTTGCCCATGAAGTTTGTACTGAACCAGTCTTTGCATCTGCTCCTGCACAAACCACCCATTCAACCCTAAATGCAGCACCAGTATCGTTATTTATTTCTTCGGCACTTGCAGGGAAAGTAATAGTTTGCTTTTGCCAACTCCCTGCTGAGGAATATGTGTAGGTACCGCTAACTCTTTTACTTCCATCGGTATGTTGAATGTTGACTTGACCATCACCTGCAACATTACAATTCATCCAAAAACTAAGAGTAAGTTGCTTTGCGCTACCAGTACCCCAAGCTAGCCGAACAGCATTTTTAGCTTCTACTGTATGTCTTATATAGATCATTGTCGAAGCAGCAGAAGTTGCCTGTGCTGTTCCTGTTAAAGCAAGTTGAACACTTCTCCTAAAACCACCTGCCTCATAAGAAGTATCAGTATGGTTAAAAGCCCAAGTACCTCCAGATGGGTTAGTAATTTTTATCTGCCATCTATCTGCACCATAGTCAGCAGCTCCATTTGTCAAGCCTGTTACGTTTCCACCTATTCCATGTCGCTGGTTAATCTGACAATCTCCATTTATGATCAGATTTCTAAACGAAAGAGTATCTGATGATGAAATAGTTTCAAAAGCTGGAGGCGATCCAGCTCCTGTAGAAGTTAATACCTGACCATCTGTTCCTGGTCCTACTGCAACTGGATCTCCAGAAGCATCATATGTAATTATCTGTCCATCTGTACCACCTGCCATCTTAGCAAGTGTTACTGCATTATCTGCAATAGTTAAGGATCCACTACCTGTAACATCTCCTGAGTGGGTAGCGTTGGTGGCTTTAGCTGTGTTAGCCGTTCTTTCTGTATTTATAGCATTAGCTAATTTATCTGTAGTAACAGCATCATCAGCAATACCTGTGGTTTTTACTTGTGTTAATCCCATTAGTCTGCTGCCTCCGCTGTGTTTGTCTTAGCCCACTCTAGATATTCTTGAGTGTCTGTGTTTTCAGTATTGGATAAAAGTATTCCTAAGTATGTATTATTACCAAGGTCTTTATCGACACCTATAACTTGACCATCAACAGGGTCTTTAAAAAATTTATATAAGGCCATAATTAAAGCTCCGAATTAAAACCAATTCTAGCTGAAGAACTATGAGTTCTTGCATACCCACCGTGACCTTGTGTTCCACTTGCATTTCCTTCAATCCACAAAGACGCATTTGTTGTCGATACTCTATTGATTGAGACAGCATCATTGGTGTCAATTGCATTATTACTAAGAACACTAAAGTAATCAGTTCCTTGTACTTTATATATACTCGGCGCCGTTCTCATTCTAGTTGGAAATTGAACAACCCCAGTAAATGCTGAACCATTAAACCAACCACCAGACATTATTGGACATAAACCACTTCCGCCACTTCCTGAAGCAGATTCAGAGCCATTAGACATCATATAAAAATAACGATGGCAGCGAGCCAGCTCATCACCATACGATCTATGTTCAAAGTCAGTGGCAACTTCTCCTACTTCTAACTGAACTCCTGTAATTTCAAATGTTGCATCATTGGTTGTCCACCAAGTAGA